CTGACATTAAAACATCGGCAAACATTTCGGTCAAAAATAAATCTACTTGAGCTAACAATAAATTCATATATACATACCAGTCTACCCAATTATAAATAGTTATTACATTGGTTACTTCATATGCAAAACCCCTGATTTGCCTTGGCTTTACTATGTTAATATCTTGCACACTATTTATTAGCCATGGTTTTAGTATATTATTGATACTAGTTCTTATTAAACTATTTATAAAACAATATAATACCGCAATAAAATATTTTCCTCCTGTATTGATCGGTATTCCTATTATTATAAAATCATCATGTGGCCCAAATCTGTAATAATTTGCACCTGTCTCATTCATATGATTATATAAACTGCTTATAGTTATTGATATGATCACAATCCAAATAATTACTATTCGGCTTACTAGTTTTTCCATGTTTGCCATTATTATGATCTTTATATTCATTAATAAATTATATTTAAGCTTTATTTATATTTACACCTTTAGATATTATTTTTTTATTAAATATAAAATCTTATCGTTATTAAAACAATTTCTATTTTGATGATGACAAATAATAAATGTATGAAATTCCCATATGTCTGTATCAATAACATAACTATTTATATGTTGGTTTCTATAAATATCTTCAATTATTAACATACCACCTGGATTTAAATATTTCGAAACTGTGTTTATAATATTATTCTGGTGTTCAATAATATGAGTGCTGTCATCAATAATTATATCAAACATTACATTCGTTTCCTTAAACGATGAATCAAGATATTCAATATTATTAACATCAGTATGGACAAATTTAGTATTTTTTAAATTTAAATTCTTTGCATTTTCTATCTTTTGTTTTTCAAATTCAAATGCATAAATATTACACTTTTCAGAAAAATAATTATTCCAAGTTAAAAGACTAGCTCCCGCTTCTATGCCTATTTCAGCAAAATTTAAATTCGTATTCTTATATTTTGAAAACAACATTGAATATACTGCAGTATAACCTTTTCTATGCTTACAACAAACACTATTTAATGCAAATGGAGCTTTATCTGTATTCATTTCACTACCAATTTGACATAATTCAGTCTTACAATATGTTGAATCTATATACATGGTTTTCCCATAGTTTTGTAACATTACATATATAAATATTTTTATCTTTAAGTAGAAACTTTTTTGGTATTAAAATTTTTGTCAATTAAATTAAATTAAATCTCTCGTCATTATATTTCAAACTGATAAAAGTCTGATTTTACCTCGCGTGTAGCAAAAGACACATTCGGATCCTGTGCCGGTGGATCTGGTATTACTTCCGGAATGTAGCGCAGCTTCTCCGGTTTCAAAACAAACGCACGTCCTGCTTCATTAAAAAATAAGTCATTTTCCTCCAAATTAGTATCCACTGTTTGATATCTCATCGCCAACATCTGGACCCCATAAGTTCGCATTGTAATTGAACTAGGATTCTCCGGATTTGAACCTTTGTCCGGCATTCCTATTGTCATGTTTAGCTTATTATATTCAATCAGTTCTACCATATCAGGTGCATTTATTATATCATAATAATGCAATGCACGCATAAAAATCGAATTACTTGTCATATTTACATATTCATAAAATGCTTCTGACTCCATAAATGCGAGATTGCTTCTGTCTACAATTATCACCACTTTTCCTGCCATTTCCGGCAATTCAACTGAACCAAAATTCTTACCATGATATTCAAAACTATATTTTTTCCCCATTAACATATCATTATGACTTTCCAATAACTTGGCAAAATTGTCATACATCGGTTTGTTAGAGCTCTTTATACGAAGATGTAAAATAATAGGATCGAATGGATTCGGTGCGGTTGAGCTAGCAAAGGCATAATCTCGTATGATATTTAGGACATCACCAAATGGCACTGAATTAAAAGTTTCCTTTATGCAATAACTATCTGATGTAGAAGTTGCTACAACTGGCTGATCATCAATGGAATACACTTCGAAATCTAAACCTCTTACACCTTGCTTAATTAGATCTTTTAATACACACGAATTCACATATCCATTTTTGTAATTACCCCCTGAACAACAATTATAAGCCGATTTAATATAATAATCTCTGAGAGAATATTGATATGATTCATTGTTAGTATCAATAGATCTTATCTTGCCATTTAATGTTCCAAACATGTCATCCATGTATTTGCAATCTCTGACCTTCATACCATCCGAAAATAAAGTTCCTGAGTAATAAAAATAAACCATAAATGCTATTAATATTATGAATGTTGTTACAATTGAAAATGCTTTTAATGCTGCGCCTTCTTGCATGTTTTTTAATGCATCGAATCCTTCTTTTATAGCTTCTGTTCCTGTTCCAGACATATATTTATATTAATATAATATTTTTACTTTTACTTTTTACTTTTTATATAATATACTCAAATAAAGAATTAAAAAATAATAACAATATATACTAATTATGGCCGGTGGTTTAATGCAATTAGTTTCCCAAGGGCAACAAAATATTATCTTAAATGGTAACCCTTCAAAAACATTTTTTAAAAGCACTTTTGCACAATATACAAATTTCGGTTTACAAAAATTCAGAGTTGATTTTGAAGGTTCTAAAACATTACGCCTCTCAGAAGAATCCACTTATACTTTTAAAATTCCTCGATATGCTGACTTGCTAATGGATTGTTATCTTTCCGTTGCTCTTCCTAACATTTGGAGTCCCATTTTACCTCCACAAGATCCTAGTAATGCTACTACTGAACAAAATTCTAATAGTCAAAACTGGGTTCCATATGAATTCAAATGGATACAAAATTTAGGAGCAAAGATGATTTCTAAAATTAGCATTACTTGTGGAAATTATACCCTTCAAGAATATTCTGGTGACTATTTATTAGCCGCGGTTCAACGTGATTTTACTGGTCAAAAAAAACAACTATTTTATGAAATGATTGGTAACATTCCTGAACTTAATGATCCTGCCAATGCCGGATCTCGTGTCAACTCTTATCCAAATGCTTATTATAGTTCTGCACTAGCCGGACCAGAGCCATCTATTAGAGGTCGCATTTTATACATTCCACTTAATAACTGGTTCGGTCTTAAAACACAGATGGCATTCCCTCTCACATCGCTTCAATACAATGAGTTACACATTAATGTGACTTTAAGACCAATTAATCAACTATTTCAAATTCGTGATGTTTTTGATTCTGTCTTTAATTTTCCATATATAGCTCCTAATTTTAATGCTTGGTATATGCAATTTTATCGATTCTTGCAGCCACCCCCCGACATCAATATTGGCATCAATTCCTATTCTGATCAAAGAACATTATGGAATGCCGATGTGCATTTGAATTGCACTTATGGCTTTTTATCTAATGAAGAAGAACGCGTATTCGCATTAGAAGAACAGAAATATTTAATCAAACAGGTCCATGAGCAAAAATTTTACAATGTCACTGGACCTAACAAGGTTGAGCTTGATTCGCTAGGAATGGTTGCTAATTGGATGTTCTATTTCCAGCGAAGCGATGTTAATTTACGTAATGAATGGTCTAATTATACCAATTGGCCTTACAATTATATGCCACAAGATGTAATACCTGCGCCATCAGCCGGAGATTATATAGTTTATCGAACAAATTCATTAAATCAACCAGTTCCAGTAAATATCGGTCCCGGAGTGAATCCCAATGGTAACCTAACAGGTTTGTTAATTACTCCCACTTATACTCCAGAAAATGATAAGTTTATTTTGGTTGTTTTAGGTATTTTGTTAGATGGTTCTTATCGAGAGAATATACAGCCTGCCGGTATTTTTAATTACATAGAAAAATATACTAGAACTAGTGGCAATGCGCCTCCAGGACTTTATTGTTATAACTTTTGTTTGAATTCAAATAATGCTGATTTGCAGCCATCTGGTGCAATGAATATGAGCCGATTCAATCAAATTGAGCTAGAATTTACCACGATTATTCCGCCTGTAGATCCATTGGCACAAAGTTTGACAATTTGTGATCCTGCAACGGGTGATATTATCGGTGTCAATAAACCGACTTGGCGTATTTATGATTACAATTTTAATATGACTTTGTTTGAAGAGCGAATCAATCAAGTGATCTTTATTGGCGGTAACTGCGGTTTAGCTTACGCGACATAAGCAAAAAGATAAAGCGATAAAGCGAAAAAACAAAAAACAAAAAATTGAATATAATTTTACAACTATTTGTAATATTATAACTAACAAACCAAAGCAGAATGTATTTATCTAAAATTATTATCTTATTTATTTTGACTATTTGCTTTATTTATAGTCATGAAATATATACAAGAACACAATTAAGAGGCTTGCATCATCACTATATGAATAAAGCGTTTAATGAAGAAATACAGCATATTGTGGATAAAGTTATAGAGTTAGCTAGACAAAATCTAACCAGTTATACACTAACTTATTATGTTCCTACTGGTAGACCTGATGATATAAGGTATGTTGGCCTTCTTAGCAATTTTAATGATAAAATAATAATTAATCGTTTA